AGCCAGTCCGCCAGCTACCTCATCTCGCATTACCCCACCCAAATCCCCGATCGTGTAGCTGTCGGATTGTGGGGTAAATCTTGATGGCAATGTAGGCATTATCTGCTGCGCTGTGTTGCGAAGTTACGAGTCATTGATCTACTGACTGAGCTGTTGGGGTCACCCATCTGAGCCGCTACAGCTCCGATAGCTGCCTCGATAGTCAGTTCACGTTCCCCCTTGGCTCCAACACGCTCTGTCACCTTACCGATGTTACTGGCGGTTTTATTGATGATTGTTATGGCGCCACTACCACCACCTAACTTGTCGTTTGGAGTGATTGAACCACCTGCGCTACCCATCATGAGGTAGTCACGACCACCTGTGGTTAGCATCTCAGGTCCGTTCTCATTCACCTGATACAGGTTGCCTGCGCTTACCGGGCCGCCCAATGCGCGACCACCTGCGACTGACAACGCAGCTGCGGCTGTTGCACTTACTGCGAAGCCCTCTGCGATGGCTACGGCCGCGGCGGCCGCTTCAGGGGCCATAGCCCAACCGACCATTGGGATTGCTGCAGCAGATGCGAATGCGTTTAGGCCGGCCATGGCCACCATAGCTTGTGACTCTGCACCTATCGTCATGGCGAAGGCGGACTGACCGACTTTGTCAATGAGCAACTTCTGGATTTGGATCTTTATGAAGGACGTGATGAAGGCCTCAGCCACATTGGCCGCTACATTCTTTAGACCGTCTTCTAAGCTTGCGCCATGAATTAGAGATGCTGACACGCTAGATGCGATACCATCAGTTAGTCCAGCAAACGAGGCAGATACGGCGGTGCTAGCGGACTTGCTTATGTCGCGGATGGAGTCGAGATACTGATTCAACCCGTCTGTAAGGGCATTAGTCGTGCTTGATTGCTTGTCATACATGGCATCCAGGGATTTAGACATCTGACCCTTGAGGAACTTCTCAAGGTTCTGATAGGCCTTCAACTCATCCGCAGTGGCGCCGACTGAGAGTTTCTTTATACTCAGTTCGATCTTACGGGCCTCAGTCGTACGCTTCACATACTCTGCGGACTTGCCTTGCATTTCCAGCTCGAACTTAGCCTGATTCAACTCAGTCTGCTGTTCCGTAATCATCTTGGTTGCGTCAACAGCCCGGGCACCTGAATCCAGAGAGCCTGCATCCTTCAGCATGCTGGATTGACCTGCGGCATCCATGAATTGATTAGCCCCGCCCTTTTTGAAAGAGTCGCCCATCTTGTCCTTAGCTGAATACAGGGAGCCAGAACCTGCGTTTGTCAGTTGAGACATGAGGCGTTGGGTCTCTAATGAAGCCATCAGAGCGGCATTGTGACTTGTCTGAGCTTTACGGGCGTTGTCCAGGGATACTGATACCTGATCCAATGCCTTTGCACGGTTGCGCTCATTGGCGATCATCTCTGGAGACATAGCCAGGTACTTCGTGTCGAACTTGAGCTTCTCCTCGAATACTCGAAGATTCTTGTTCTCAATCGGATTGCGATCCTCAGCCACGTCTTTCAGATCCAACTCTGCGGCATAAAGATCCACATTGAGTTTAAGCATGTCTGTCTGATAAGACTCAGCGGCCACTCGCTTGGCCATGAACGCATCAGCAGCGTCGGCCATCGCACGAAGTTGACCCTTCTTACCAGCGTCTAGAGCCATGAGGTTTTTCTCAACTGCGAGTTTGGCCTCTAACTCAGTGCGATTCTTGCCTTCGATCTTAGAGCGATCCGCCATGATGTTGTTGTACTCGAGCACTGATACATTGATGCTCTTGGTCAGGCGGAGTTGCTCGCTGCGGAATGCAGTGGCGATTCCTTTGTCAACCTTTGGCTCTACGCCAGGGGTCCCTGACAGCATGCCTGCTATGGTCTCGTCAGATAATGGAGCCCCAGAGGAACCCTTTGCCGCAGGCTCTGCGGCAACGAATTTGTTTTTGGCCTCGCGGAGTTTAGTGAACAGCTCATCAGTGCGCTTCCAAGCCTTAGCGGTCGGAGAGTTGTCACCACCCAGAAGGATTTCTAGGTTCATGTCAGATTGGCGAATGGCTGCATCCCGTTCTGCGGTCGCCTTATTGATTCCAGCAACTGCGTCATCCAAGCTACCACCTGTACCTACAATCGCCAAACCTTTAAGTCCTGAGAATACGACACCTACATCCTTCATAGCAGCGTTTGCAGCCAGAGGTACAGCCATCAAAGCGGCCACAAACGTCATAGCCGCATCGGACAGGATAATCAGGGATTTTGCCACCGCCTCGCCGAAGCTAAGGAAGTCCGCCTTACCGTCTACTGTATCGCTGAATGCTTTTACCACCTCTTCGAGGATGATAGAGAAAGCGTGCACCGTTCCGGACAGACCCAAGAAGAACGAGTTGACATCGTCTGCGGTGAGCGAAGAGATCCAGCCCGCGATCTGACTAAACAAGGTGTTTAGGGACTCGCCGAATGCCTTGCCGACTGTAGGGTCGTTGAGGACATTCGATATTGATTTGACGATACCTGTAAGGCCGTCCATGCCACCAGTCTGACCGATAGCTATGTACAACTGGGTCACAGAATTGTGCATGCGATTCAACTGACCGGTGAATTGCTGGGAGGCATACGTGGCCGCGTCCCCATATTCTTTCTTTATCTGGTTTGAGAGTTTGATCAGAACCTCATACACATCCATAGAACCAGAAGTGACGTTCTTGCGGAATTCCGCTTGGGTCATACCCATCGCACGAGACGCCAAACCCATCGCGTCAGGCAACTTGTTAGCCAGCTGACGTTGGAATTCCTCGAGACTAACCTTGCCCTTAGATGCTGACTGTTCCAGAGCCATAAACAAGAGGTTTGTCTCGTAGCCCTTCAAGTGAAGCACAGATGATGCCTCAGACAAGGCCTCGAATATGTGGCGAGTAACCGTGCCGTCTTTGTCGAAGGCCTTCATGGACGCAGCAAGGCGACCATACTGTTTGATAATACTCTCGATGCTAACACCGAGACGATCTGCAAATTCAGATAGGTACTTGAACTCGGCCTGAGACTTCGTGGTGGAACCCGTGATAACATTCATCGTTGCGATGAATGCGTTGAAGGTCGTATTGACTTCGATCATGCGATCGATGAAGCTCTTAACCACGTACCCGGCACCCAGAGCTGCAAAGAAAGAGGTTATCCCTGCGTTGCTCTTAGACAGGAAGGAATTCATGCGATCAAAACTACCAGAAAGAGTGGTAATGGAGGTGTTAGCCCCACTGACCATGCTCTTAATGGCCGCTTCGACCTTGGCGGCACCCGACACTGCTGGTGTGGCATCTACTACTACTTGCAGTGTCGAGGTATCACTCATTTCTTGGCCTTATTGATGAACTGCATAAACTCTATGTCCATGGCGATGATGTACTTGACAAAAAGATCAACATCGCTAGAGCCATAAATCTGTAAGTAAGCCAAAATATCCTGCATACTTATGGGGTTCGCCCCCATCCCAACTGTACGTCTTGATGAGAGAACATCAAAAGCCTGTATAAATTCCAGCATCCACTCTTGGACTTCTGGCTTTTTATCCAGTGCAGGTGGGGCCATTCCGATGTCTGCAACATCATGCAGAAACTCCTCTTTATCGCCCCACTCTGCTCGCCACTTAATGAACTCCCTTAGACGTTTCCCTCGTCTTCCAATTTCTCGACACGGAAGTTATCCAGATCAACTGCGAATTCTTGAACGAACTCACGCAAATCTGAATTGTTCTTCAACGCAGTGGCGCATGAGGCCCGGGAGAACGGGACTTCATTCTTCGAGGAGTCGATAACGCCACGCCATCCGATCACGAGGCCTTCAGACATTGCTGTGCAGATCAGGTCTTTGCTTTCCACAGGGTCCATCGAGCCCTTTTCGATCTTGCGACGATGCGGAGCTTGCAAGCGGGAAAGAGCTCGTTGGAACTTAGCGTTGCCGCTATGAACAATCTTGAACTCAGAACCACGAAACTTCGCCCACACGCCGTCGTCAGCGTCTTGGTTGTCTTGGTCAATCATAACTGCCATGATACTATCCTTATTTTATGTACCCACCACTAACCAACTAACCCAGTTTATGGGTTGTTGAACTTGTCGATCTGCACCATACAGAGTGCAGTCGCATCATAGATCGCGCGCCAAGTACCCTTGAACACCAGATCTTGATCCAGACCACCGGAGACAACGTTGCCAGATTCAAATTTGACCGCAGGGAATGTGAACTTGTAGTAGTCACCATTCTTGTCATTCACCTTGAACGACAATGCAAAAGCTGTGCCCTGCACGAAACGGTTGTAAGAGGTTAAGTCGGTGAAATAGGCTTCAATGTTTCCAGTGACGTCCAACTTGCCGAGTGCAACACCTACGTGACCCAGAGTTCCGATAGCATCCTGCGCACGAAGATTGTTGTTGATGTTGACTGTCATAGCCTTGATGACCATCGTCGAAGTAACGCCGTCTTCCTGGATCTCGATCAGATCCGTGACTGCGTTCAGCACATTTTCTGCAACTCCTGGGGACGCCACGATCGTTGCGCCGGTGACCTGCGTCGTACCGATCGCTGCGTCCAAACCCATCAAAGCGAACGAACCCGTCAAGATCTGACCGGTCTTGAAGTCCAGAGTCATGCCGCCGACGCGAACGCCTCGGAAGTTCTGGAAAACAGGCGCTGTCAGGTCTTGGAAGTGCTTCTGGATCGTGAAGGACTTGAGGGTCGTGCCATTCTTGATGGTAGAGGCATTGGCCACTGCCACTGAGAAGGTACTAGCCATCGCGGCTTCAATGAAGGCTTCGAAAGACAGGAAGGAGAATTCGAACTGGAAATCGCCTGCGGCGTCAGCAGAAACTCGCACCAGGTCCGTGGTATTGCGGTCAGAGCGGATCTCGTTCGACTGGGCATTCTTGATCGAGTAATTCAACGACTCGCCGGTATAGCGAATGTCGACCAAGGCCGGGGTTGTGGGCGTTACCCCGAAAGTAACTTCAGGCACATAACGGAGTGCTGTCCGATTCGACGTTCCAAGGTTTGGCATGATTATTCCTCTCTAGAAAATTCAATTGACACATTCACTTGATACCAGTCCTTGTTGACTCCGACCTTTTGAATTCTAGGTACGAAGAAAGTCATATCACTGATACGCTTTGCTCTAAACAGAGAGGTCATCAAGTCCGCGATCACAAGAGCTCTTCCAGAGCCTATATCAGGTCTAACAAAAATCTGCACAAAGAGCACGCCCCGATACCGAAATAGCGGATTGTCCCCCAGTGACACCTGAGAAGCTTGAGCGTTCTGTGTCGATACACGTATCCACTCGTTTACTGAGGTGTCGTTCATCTCATCGTTCTCATACTTGACCAGTGTCGAAGTATAATTAGATACGAGGTACGCCTCAATGGTACTCTTCTCAGCAACAAAACTCATCGTAACCCCGCCAAAGTGGTTCTAACCATCGCTGTAGGCGCATTGTTTGGGCCACCGAACTCCAGATAACCAGAGTAGGGTTGCCCATTGCAAACGAACAGCTTTGGGAACTCGCCAACCCCAGCGATCGTAGGTCTTACAGGTGGTGGCATTGGGCTCTTGGGATTCGCATCCTTGAGAGGTATCGACTTAAAAACTGGCGCATTCGGCGTCAGGGTCCAGCAAGCTCGTGCACGTCCGGTCCATACAGGGGTCTTATCAACGACGCCGTCAAATACCTGATTCGCAAGATCGATGGCCCTCTTGGACACGTCAGTTTTGACTGTATCCATGAATTTCAGCGGATCTACGCTCCAGGTACTTGTCACGTTCATTTTTGCGCTCCGAATGACCGCTCTGATTTAAGTTCAAAATTCATAGTACGTATGTTACTATTGGTATGTACTTTAGAAGCTGATCAGAGCGCTAACCAGAGCGCTACCGACGCACCTGCAAAGTATAAATAAGAACAGTATCACCTACAAATGTTGGGACAACATTGATAATGTTGTAGGAGAACCCTTTAAGGACCACTTGGTCCTTAACCGTGGGAACCACTACACCATCGCTAAACACGATAAGTTTGATGTCTGTATACAGGACCGCGGACCCATCTATCTCAGACAACTCAAACTTATCAATGACTACATCGAGGTCTACGCTCGTCGTTACTGCGCTCTTCACCCCCGTCGTGGTGTTGTAACTCTCAACACCTGCAACGGTCAGAGAAGCGGTTGTGACCAGAGTCCCAAGAATCGAAGGTAGACCACGAATGGTGCTTACGATCGTCTGGGCCAGGTCGCTCATGCTCTCACCATCTTGACTTGATGAATGTCGTTGCTGGAACGAATGGAGTATTCACCCCAGCGAACAATCATGTCACGCACAATTTGTGGAAACCCTTGGCTCTTAACCTTGTCAGAGAAGTCCACCATAACAGAACCAACCTTCACGCGAGTGATTGGGTTCTCATCTGACTGAAACCCAACTTTCGACAAGATGTCATAAGCCAACTCGTAAGCGATCTCTTTGATCGGCCGTGGAATAACGTCACTACTCAGATATGGCCCACCCAACCCAGTGTCCATAAATGAACGGTGAGCTGGGTAGCTATCTGGGTCATACACGTAGGCTCGTGGCCACCGAAGATTTTGTGTGTTGGTTACAAGATACCCGTTCCAGGTAACCATAGTATCCAACAACCGTGATGCCTCTATCAACGCGATCTCTTTGTTTGGAGTAGAGGTCGCGACCCACACCGTGCGGTTAAAGCTCGTACCAAAGTACGCATCTGCCTCAGCCACTGTGCAGTAGCTGTTAGCTGACGAACCGCCTGGAGTGGCATCAAGAGTCATTACTTAGCCTTCGAGGTCTGTGCTTTTGCGAGTGTAGGGGTAGGAGTCTCGCCAGTCGCTTCAACCACAGGGGTATCGTCGACCCACTCCAGTGTGCAACCATAG